TAAATATTATTTAATAAATTAAAATAGACAATGGAAAAAATTTACGTACCACCCGGCTTCTACTGCCCCATCACAGGTGATATTATTAATAACCCAGTTACAGATCACGAAGGAAACAGTTATGAAAAATCAGAAATATTAAAGTGGATCTCTACAAATAAAACATCACCATTAACTCGTTCTTATTTGGATGAAAGCCTATTACATGATGATATATGTCTTAAAAGGAATATTGATTCAATCAGAGAGAAATTAACAGAAGAACAACTCAAAATTGATTCAAGAATTTCTGAAATCATATCAGTACCATTTCAGTCCACATTAGATGGTATCACACTTCAATCATATTATATAGATAATCAATTGTATGTGTCCATTAATACTCCAAATATTGATACACGTCCACCAGTTGATATCGTATTATGTATTGATGTTTCATATTCAATGTTTAATGAAGCTACTCTAAAAGGTGAAAGTAATGAAACTGTGAGCCATGGATTCTCAGTTCTATCTCTAACGATCTCTGCTGCGAAAACTATACTTCATAGTCTTAATGAAAATGATAACCTTTCAATTGTTACATATAGTTCAGAATCAAAAACACTATTTGAAAATATTTCCTGTTCACCAGAAAATAAAATAATGATTGAACGAGGATTAGATACTCTTAAACCAATCTCAAATACAAATATGTGGGCAGGAATTCAACAATCGCTTGATATTCTGAGAACTACATCACCAATACATAAAATTAAAGGAGTGCTTCTACTGACAGATGGAGTCCCCAATGTTGTCCCACCACGTGGACATGTTCATATGCTTGAAAAATATTTTAAACAACATAATTTCAAATGTATGATTTCCTGTTATGGTTTCGGTTATAATCTAGAGTCAGATCTCCTTTCTGAAATATCTCAATGTTCCGGTGGGGATGGTTATTCATTTATTCCGGACGCATCACTCCTTGGCACAACTTTTATTCATGGAATCAGCAATCTATTTACAACGGCCGCATATAATCCTTCATTAACTATCACATTATCAAAAGATTTATATTTCATGGATAAAAAACAATCTCTTGAAATGAATATTGATTCCCTAAAATATGGTAAAAGTAAAAATCTTGTATTTAGTATTCATAGAGAGATGGGTGGAGATGTTCCCGAGATATTGACTCCGGAATATGTAAGTAATTGTATCAATATTTCCCTCAATGTAAATGATAAAGTGTTTGAAACACATGATGTTTGTGAACCACCAACAGATTACTATATAAAACATAAATACCGAATGGATGCCATTAATCTGATTACAAATTGTATCGCTAAGAAAAAATTCAATGATCTATCATTTAAAGATGACATAAATAGATTTTCCACTGAACTAGAAGGTAAGACGAAAGCGTTGGACAGCCTGTTCCACGACGATCAGAAATTCAAACATATTTATATTGATGGTCTAATTTATGATATTAATGGTCAAGTAAAAGAAGCTTTAAATATGACTCGTCAAGGTGAAAGGGAAGATTGGTTTAGTCGTTGGGGGATTCACTATTTGCTTTCTCTTAAAGAAGCGTATCAACAAGAAATGTGTAATAATTTTAAAGATCGTGCCATTTCGAGTTTTGGTGGAGATTTATTTAATACTCTTAGAGATGAAGTATCAAATATCTTTGATGAAAGACCTCTTCCAAAAAGAGATATTCAAAGGACTTTATATAAAGAAGCGACACCAATTGAAGGAAGATCTACTATGAGTCAATATAACAATGCAGGAGGTGGATGTTGTGCCGAAGGATCCAGAGTTTTGATGGCAGATGGAAAATGGGAAAAAGTAGAAAATATTCATAAAGGAGACCGTATAATGACATATAATTCAAAAATATCATTGATAAATGGTAATAATGATAGCCATATTTCATATTCAACCAGTACTGTTGAATGTGTTGTCAAAACGAAATGTACCGATAATAAGATAAATATGGTTTCATTCAATAATCTAAAAATTACTCCTTATCATCCTATTATTAATATTGAAAAAAATCAAAATTGGATTTATCCTATTGATCTCGCAAAGGAAAAAATCATTTCATGTGAATATATGTATTCATTTGTAATAGAAAACCGTCAATCAATTACTGTTGAAGGATGTGTTTTCTCTACATATGGTCACAATCTCGATACAAATAATGTAATTCAACACAATTATTTTGGAACAGATAATGTTATTAATGATCTTCGTAAGTTTAATTCATATGGAAATGGATTCGTTGTCCTAAATCAAGATCAATTCATTCGAGATGATAATCAAGTTGTCGCGATACGATAAATACTCAAAAAAAAAATAATGATAAATGTATAATATGGAACCCGAACCTGAACCAATGCCAGATCATATCATTCAACAAGACATACTCCTCGATGATATCAAAGAATATCGTAAAATAATTATGGTTTTACTTAATCAATTAAATAATTTAGATGAACCCGAATGTAAAAATGTCTTCTTTTTTTCAGAAGAAGCGTCCGCTTCTCTACCATCAGATTATGATTATGAATATAAAGGAATTGATAATATTATTATTGATATCAAACAACACCGCTTAGTTATCAAAATAATTATGGACCGCCTTCAAGATTCAACAAATAATAATTGTAAAGTTATCTATAATGAATGCTATAACTCACCTCTCTATCAAGATTATTATCTATGATTTTTCTTTTTTAAAGTTTTGATTGAGGGAAGTATATTTCGGGACCATTAACACTTTCACTATAAATATAATTTCGTTGAAATCCATGACAACAATAATCCATTTCTTTCCATATACTTTCCCAATTAATGTGAGGATGAATATATGATTCAGGTGGTACCCAATAGAAATTAGACCAGTCTTTATCAACCTTGAATATTCCATATGTATCAAGAATACTATTATAAATTGTTACAAATCTTACATTTTTAAGTTCAATATATGCTCCATCTTTTGGATTCGGTGGAACAAATGATATGACTTTCATAATATTCATTTTGTTTTGATTTAATTTTAAAGGATTACTATTTAAAAAATCAAATTTAGTAATACTAAGATAATGTTATATAAACTTCATCAAGATAATATCTTTTATGATCGATATCCTAAAAAAAAAGAAAAAGAAATAAAAAAAGAAACATTACTTTGTATAGGGATTTATATTGCTGTTTTTACTTTTTTTTTCTATTTAGGGAAATACCATGAATCACCAATCATGGAATATCATCCTTTGGACGGACCGCATCCTTTGGACGAATCGTATCCTTTGGACGAACAATAATTTTTCGTTTCTTTTTTTCTTCATTTTTTAAAGAATATTTATACACACAACATACAGGTATAATCATAAATGATAATAATAGAAATGCCCCAATCAATGGCCTGAAGATGTCTTCAATATCTGATTCAGACATAGTTTTGTTTTTTTTAATAGATTGTAAGTGTCAAATTTATTTACAAAAGTTATAATATTAAAAGATTAATTACTTAAAATTATTTTATGTGTTTTAATATAAAATGAGCGACGTATCGAATACCCTTGACCTTACTGAAAATGTTGAACAAGAAAATGTTGTTGAAGAACAATCGGATGTACCTGAAGAGTCATCCGAAGAAGAGGAGCAGTCAGAAGAATCAACCCCGGTTGAAGAACAATCAGAAGAATCTGCTTCGGTTGAAGAAGAATCGGAAGAATCTGCTCCTGTCGAGGAACCGGAGCCTGTCGAGGAACCGGAGCCTGTCGAGGAACCTGCCCCTGTCGAGGAACCTGCCCCTGTCGAGGAACCTGCCCCTGTCGAGGAACCTGCCCCTGTCGAGGAACCTGCCCCTGTCGAGGAACAGGAAGAAGTAACTAATGTTGAAGAAAATTCAACTGAAGTTACATCTCAAAATCAAAGTGATTTAGAAGAAAGAGTTAAAGTTTTAGAAGAAAGAATTGAAAATATGGTTAAAGTTCTAAAAGAATCATGGATATGTGATCCAGGGTGTAATATGGATAAACAATTATTATATAATAAAATAAATGAACTAGATTAATTGGAATATGCAAGACCACCCATACCACTCATGATACGGAGGACATTATAGTTTACAGCATATACTACTAATTGCTGATCCGCATTCACACTGGCACTGAATTCCAATTTAGCATTATCTATTCTTGAAAAGTTACAAGTTCCCGAAGGTTGATGTTCTTCTGGCTTGAGGGCAAATGAATATACAGCAATTGCATCTTTCTGAATAATACCTCCACATCCAGTGTGATAATCATTAATTTGACAACGAGTAAAATAAGTAATAGGGCGCGGGGCAAAACGATCATGTCCGTTCAATTTCACCTGAGCGGTGGCAGAAATAGATGAAAAAGTTTCAGGCGTTACATGACTTACGGCTGTAGTAGCCGCAGCTACACCGCTGTGAACCCAGATTAATTCTTTAACTGGATGATTGAAATTTAGTTCGCAGCTTGTACTATCAGTTGCAAAAAATTGTTCTTGAACCTGTTCAATTAAATATTCATGGGATACTTGAGCAAAACGACGGCGTTCATCTGTGTCAAGGTAAATATAATCAGCCCAAAGTTTAAAGTTATTGATTGTGTTAGTGTTGGCGGCGCTGAATATCTGTGTTTCATTTGCTAGTTCTAAGATAACTTTAACTTCGTGATACTGTAATGCAATTAATGGTAGAGCAAGTCCAGGGTTGCGGCAAAACCAAAATTGAAGTGGAACATACATAGTATCGGTAGTTGCAATAGCAGCACCTGAAAGACCACCCGCACAAGCCATATTTTGAAAGACAGTTCCAGCTACTCTCGTAGTCGCGGCAGCTCCCGTATGAAATGTTTTATTTTCCAATGTTAATTCAGACCATGTTTCCATCCATAATCCAGTATGTTTATCAATCTTTTGGCCGCCTATTTCTAATTCAACATTACTTACTAATGCGTGTCCAGCATTTGCTCCTAAATCATCGCCAGAGGTTAAATCTGTTTGTATATACATACGACTTACAAGGTCTCCATTGCGTGAAACAGTAGAGGTTACGCGTGATCCAAAACTGACGGATCCATTTAATGTCTGTTCAATAGCCTCCATCGAGAAGTTAGTGTGTCTGCGGTAGACAACTTTAAAGAAAGTGATTTGTGGGTTACCCGTAAGGTAGATATCCTGAGCTCCGTAAGCGACAAGTTGCATTAATCCTCCTCCCATTGTTTTTATAACTTATACTTAGAAAAAAATTTAAGAAAAATACGTAAATTAAAATAAATACTTTGTATTTATTTTTTTTGAAAAAAGAATTATGAAAAGATAAATAGTTATTTATTTAGTTGGAGTACGCTAAGCCACCCATACCCGACATGATACGGAGGACATTGTAGTTGACGGCGTAGATAGTGTCATCGGCATCCATACCAGTCGAGGTTCCAATATTAAGCCTGGCGGTGTCAATTCTGGAGAAGTTACAAGTTCCCGAAGGCTGGTGTTCCTCGGGTTTTAAAGCGAAGGAGTAAACATTGACCTTCTTGGTTAATGAACCGGTTCTGGATACAGGGTCCTGGGCTCTGGCAACTATCATAATAGCAAGTCCGTCGAGCTCGGTGAAGCCAGCCGGTATTGCTGTCGCTAATATACCCGGTGATATTGTAATAACCGGGTCGGTTGCGCCGTTGTTGGCAGTTACAACCTGTAATGTCGGATGGTCTACGAAACCAGCGCTATCAGCGGTGTGTTCACTGCCAAGCGCTATGTTTAATACATCACCAATTATAGGAATATTAGCAGTGGCTTCTTTGAATGTAATAACCGTTTCTGGGCCTCCCGGCGTGGCTTCACTGCCAATTGAACACGCAGTTGTGGTCACGGTGTTGTGGTGTGTGATTACGGGTAAGGTAATTGGATTGATAAATTGGGGTCTATCAGACAATACAATATTCTGACCAGGGACAGCAGTGTGATAATCCATAGGCTGTCTCAACTGGAAGTATTCTTCCTGCTGGGCAGAGAAGCGATCATGTCCGTTAAGCTTAAGTTGGGCAGTCGCATATGTATTAGCGGCATCGGATGTCCAGACAAGTTCCTTAACCGGGTGGTTAAAGTTGAGCTTGAAAGAACCAGTGCCATCAGCACTCTGTTCTTGAATTTGCTCAATAAGATATTCGTGAGAAACTTGAGCAAAACGACGGCGTTCATCGGTGTCAAGGTAGATGTAGTCGCATACAACAAGTCTTGTTCCGACGGTAGCACCCCACACACACTTAAGCTTGACTTCGTGGTATTGAAGGGCAATTAAAGGTAACGCGAGACCCGGATTACGGCAGAACCAGAAGTTGAGTGGGACCTGAATTTGACCAACACCGTAAGTTAGTGCGTTAGAGCACCCACCCGTCATGCATTGGTAACCGGCCGCCTTTGACTCAGGGGTCGATAAATCAGCCCAGATCTGATTCCATTGAGTAGTTTGTTTGTCAATTCTCTGACCACCAATTTCAAGTTCAACATTATCAATAATAGTATTTCCACCTGCTGCCGCCGCGCTGGCGCCTGCACAGGTAACATAAACCTTATGAACTAAATCACCATTGCGAGAAATAGTGACAGTTCCAGTTCCACTGGCAACCTGGGATCCGTTAATAGTCTGCTCAATGGTTTCCATCGAGAAGTTAGTGTGTCTGCGGTAGACAACCTTGAAAAAGGTGATTTGCGGGTTACCCGTAAGGTAGATATCCTGAGCTCCGTAAGCGACAAGTTGCATTAATCCTCCTCCCATTGTTTTTTATAATCTATACTTAGAAAAAAATTTTGAGTATTTTAAACAAATTAACTCGCATATGCCAATCCACCCATTCCGGACATGATCCGTAATACGTTATAATTTACAGCATAAATATTACTTATCGTACCAGCACTACTTAATAAAATTTTAGCAGATTCAATTTTTGAAAAATTACAGGTTCCACTTGGTTGATGATCTTCGGGATTTAATGCGAATGAATATACAAATATATCTCTCGCAAGTTGAGAACATCTTGATTTTGGATTTTGTGTTCTAGCAATGATACTAATACTGATTAAATCATCTGCGGTTGTAGTAACAATGAAAGCAGTCGCAATCGCATCTTGATCATCTTCAACAACTAATCCAATATTCCAACCACTTGTTTGAGATGCAACAGAAGATACTTGTGCTGTAATATTTCTTTGTCTCGTAGCAGCCGCTTCATCTGCATCTTTTATTTCAAACCTTAATAAATCACCAACTTTTGGAAAATTACTGGAAGTGACAGCCGGGATAAAATTAGTACCGATTAACAATGTAAATATAGTTTTTGTTCCAGATGTTGCACTAACAGTATTATGAAGAGTTGTTACAGCAGTACCTGTTGCTGTACCTGCATCCCGATATGCAATAATAATAGGTTGAATTACTTCTAATTGTTCTTTTTCTTTAATATTGTAACCTGGAATTGATGTATGGTAAATATATGGTTGTTTAATTTGGAAATATTCACGATCTTGAAATGCGAATCGATCATGACCATTCATTTCAAGTTTCATTTGTTGAGTTATAATTGTACTTGCTTCTGTTGAACTTGGTGGAACAGTCCATATTAATTCTTTGGTTGGATGATCAAAATTAATTTTATATGTTGTCCTTGAACTACCCTCACTTTGAAGTTGAAGTTGTTCAATTAAATATTCATGTGAAACTTGTGCGAATCTTCTACGTTCATCCGTATCTAAATATACATAATCGGCCCATACTTCAACTGTTGGTGTAACGGCTGCTCCACCTGAACGACTTAATCCATCTGCGGCTGCTCCACTCCCCCATGTGAATTTAATTTTTACTTCATGATACTGAAGGGCTATTAAAGGTAATGCTAGTCCTATATTCCGACAAAACCAAAATTGTAATGGATACATGATTGATTGTTGTGATGTTCCTCCCGTTAGTGCTAATCCCCCACTTGAAAGATTATTCGAAAATCCACCTGTTAGATACTTAAAACCATCTGATTTTGATTCAGGAGTTGATAATTCTGTCCAGATTTGATTCCATTCGCGAAACTGTTTATCAATACGTTGTCCACCAATTTCAATTTCAACTTCTTCAACCAAATAATCTCCACTTATACCGGATGTTGTATCTTGATCACAACGAACATATATTTGAGACAGTAAATCACCATTACGACTTACAATAATATCTCCATTTGTGGTTAATGTATCTGATAATGTACTTACACCATTAATCGTTTGTTGAATACATTCCATTGAAAAATTAGTATGACGACGATATACGATTTTAAAAAATGTAATTTGCGGGTTTCCTGTTAAATAAATATCTTGTGATCCATAAGCGACCAATTGCATTAATCCACCTCCCATTTATTATATTATATATTAAATAGTATATATAATATGTATAAATTATACGAAAAAAAAATCAAATAAAAAAAAAAGTATTTTAAATAAATGGATGGAACAATCAAACAAAACACCCGATTTTGATATACGAGATTTTATGGATTATAAAGAAATTAGAGAAAAATTAATGTCTTTTCCAACTGAATTATCATTATTTGAAATAACATGTATATTAATTAATAATAAAATCAATGAAAAAAAATATAATAATGAGAATAGTTTATTAAATATTTAAATGAATGGTTTGAATATTTCATTTGTTTCTGTTTCTTCTTTTTCTAGATCGAGGACTTGTTTGACTGGATTCATGATTTGATTTGAAATATAGAACGAATAATCAATTGGAATATTTTTTTCTTCCATAAAATCTGGATGTTCGATGCGATCTCCTTGAAGAATTTTCCTTTTTTTTAGTTTTGGAGGACCTTTAATTTTAATTGTTTTTGTTTTTGGTTTTCCATTTTTATAGGTTCCATTATTAACTTTCTGGGAAATCTGTTTATGTCCTGTAATAATCGGCGTAGTATCTACAACTTGATACATGTATGGAATCCGATCATTTGGTTTGGGTTTATTACCTGGATTTCTTTCAGCCATTCTATCAGCGAGTACTTTATGTGCGATTCCTTCTGGATTTTTGTAGTATCCACTGAGAGATTTTGAAATAATGAACATTGATTTATCGATGGAACCATTTTTTATTTCTTGGAGGGTATTTTTCAACCATTTAATTGCTAAATCAATACTTTTTTGGTTCATAATAATTTCGATAATATTTCCGAATACATATTTTACAATCGCAGCATTATCTCTTCGTTTCATAACAATACCCATGGATGTTCTTTCTTTTAGTTTTTGAGCAGATTCTTCATATTTATCACCTGTATATCTTTTTTTGGAAATTAGAATAAATGGATGGAATGTTTTTTCATATTCTAAATCTTGTGGTTGATATAGTTTATGTTTTGTAATCCATTTCCCTGCTTTAATTCCACAGTCTATACAATATTGAAGAGCTTCTTTTCCTTCTAGTATTTCACCTGTATCTTTATGTTTCCTTGAAAATTTAACAAATACAGAATCTGTATCACCATAAACAACTTCTGGTATTTCATATTTTTCTGCGATAGCCCATTCTTTAACACCTTCTCTTGCGTCATAGATTCTTTGACGACCGATAGAAGTTGTACAAGCGGCGATTTTCTTGAAACAGATGGAAGATGTTTTTGCTCCCATTTGACCATAAACTGAATTAGCTGTAACTTTGTATGCTAATTGAAGACCATCGAGTACTTTTTTCTTATCTTCATTATCTGTTTGTTTGATCTTTTTTCTTGTTTTTCTTCTTTCATTAAGTAGAGTATCAAGGATTGTAGGGATAATACCTTTCGCTTCACCTTCTTGTTTCGCAAAATAACAGGTTGTGATTGTATCTGCTTTTGTTTTATGGAGCGTTTTACCTTTCATTTCATAATTGTAGTCATCATATGAAATAATATTATGTGGGATATTTGATAACCAATTAAATTTATCGGGATGTTTATCTATTTCTTCACGAGTACAAATGAATGTTTCGTGGGATAGATTCTTTTCGATGATTGAACTTGGATAGAGAGAAGCATAATCAAGAACAGAAATAGGATCATCTAAATATATGCCTGGTTCGGGTTCAAGGACAATTGCTCCTTCAAATCCATTATCCAATGGCGGATTAATAAGTGATTCAATAATATTTTCTATTTCATATTTTTCACAATTATATTTTTCACAATTATCACCATTTTAATATTCTTCATCGAT